AAAATCACGATATTGTGATCGGCATTTTGGACAAGATGGAAGAGCGTGTCATTGGCTCCCGAGGCATACACATTGAGCCGCAGCCGCTTAATTTAACAGGTGATATTGATGAGGAGTTAGCAGAGCAAATTAGAAAAAAATGGGCTGAATGGTCAGTTAAGCCGGAAGTAACAGCACAATTCACTCGTCCAGAGCTAGAACGAATGTTATTGCGTACATGGTTACGCGACGGTGAAGTGTTTATTCAGCTGGTGCGCGGCACCGTGGCAGGGCTAAAACATAGTACGGATATTGCCTTTAGCCTTGAAGCCCTTGAGCCCGATTTTGTGCCGATGAATACGTTAGATTCCGCAAATCTTATTCAAGGGATCGAGCTTAACGCATGGCGGCGCCCTGTCTCTTACCGTGTGTACATGGATAACCCGCAGGAAAATAACCGCACTTACGGGCGAGTTAAAACAGTGCCGGCGGAAAATATGTTGCACCTTGCGTTTAAAAAACGCTTGCACCAATTGCGTGGCGTATCAATGTTGCACGGTGTAATTGTCCGTCTTGCCGACCTAAAAGACTATGAGGAGAGCGAGCGTGTGGCCGCGCGAATTGCCGCTGCCTTTACGATGTACATCAAAAAAGGTGATGCCGCACTCTACGGAGATAATGAGGATTACAGCGCAGACAGTCCGGAGCGAGATTTTGAGATTGCTCCTGGTGCAATTATTGATGATTTAAAACCTGGTGAGGACATCGGGTTAATCAACTCAAACCGCCCAAACGTTAACCTTGAAACCTTTAGAAACGGTCAATTAAGAGCAACGGCGGCAGGTACTCGCTCCAGTTACTCAAGCATTGCCCGTGACTATAACGGCACTTACTCAAGCCAACGCCAAGAGTTGGTAGAGAGCTTTGAGGGCTATTCCGTTTTACAAGATACCTTTGTTGCGCATATCTCCCGTCCAATTTACCGCGAATGGCTAAAAATGGCGATTGTCAGTGGCGAAATTGAGGTGCCAGTCGATATTGATCCGGCGTCGCTTTATAACGCTGTTTATAGTGGACCAGTTATGCCGTGGATTGATCCGACTAAAGAGGCGCAAGCCTGGAAAGAGCGTATCAAAGGTGGATTGGCAACCGAAAGCCAAGCAGTACGAGCAAGCGGTAGCAATCCAGCAGAGGTGAAACGCAGACGTAAGGTTGAGGTTGAGGAGAACCGAGAATTAGGCCTTAAGTTTGACACGGATTTAACTAACACAGGTATGACAAATGAAAAAACAAAAGATGATTCTGTCGCCAATGGCGATGGCAGCGAGCGTGACAAAGACGAATAACCAGTCTTGGTACTCAATCAAAGCCAAAGCCAACGATACGGCAGAAATCTCAATTTACGATGAGATCGGATTTTGGGGCGTGTCTGCGGCCAGTTTTGCGCAGGATTTAAAAGACTGCGGAAACAACATTAAGCAGATCAACCTACACATCCACTCACCAGGTGGCGATGTTTTTGATGGGATCGCGATTTACAACTTGCTAAAGAATCACCCGGCAAATGTGACTGTTTACATTGACGGCTTGGCGGCAAGTATGGCGAGCGTTATTGCAATGGCGGGCAATGAGGGCATCATGCCTGAAAACGCAATGATGATGATCCATAAGCCTTGGGGCATCCAAGGTGGCGATGCGGAGGATATGCGCAAATATGCCGACCTATTAGACAAGGTCGAAAATACGCTAATCCCTGCTTACGCAAGCAAAACAGGGAAAACCCCGGAAGAATTAGCAGAAATGCTATCGGCGGAAACTTGGCTCACCGCAAAAGAATGCGTTGAACAAGGCTTTGCCGACAAACTAGCCGAACCACTTGTGGCGATGGCGTCTATTAAATCACGAAAATTAGAGGACTTTGAAAAAATGCCTAATGAAATTAAAAATATGTTGTTTAAGCCACAAGGCAACGCTGGTACAAATCCTGCATCACAAGCAACACCAACTCCTGCACCAACAGCGCCAGTTAATCAATCATCGACTGTGCCAGTAGATAATACAGCTCAAGTACAAGCCGAGTTAAACAAACGCAATGCAGATATTAAAGCGGTATTCGCACCGTTTGGCTCAGCTCACGATGCTTTATTGGTTGAGTGCTTGGGTGATTTATCAATCACCGCAGAGCAAGCCAAAGACAAATTGTTAGCAAAACTTGGTGCAGGTACAACCCCAAGCGCAGCAGTAACACCTTATGCCGATAACGGTAATATCGTTGGCGATAGCGTGAAACAATCCTTATTAGCTCGTGCAGGCATTGATAAAGATAAAACAAATGCCAAAGACAATGCCTACAACGCAATGACCTTACGTGAGCTTGCTCGCGCATCATTGGTTGATCGCGGTGTTAGCGTGTCTGGCCAAAATGCTATGAGCATGGTCGGCTTAGCATTTACACACTCAAGCTCTGACTTCGGCCAAATCTTAATTGATGTGGCGCACAAATCATTACTTAAAGGCTGGGAAACCGCAGCGGAAAACTTTGATCAGTTTACCTCACGCGGCACATTAACCGATTTCCGCGCGGCTAAACGCGTTGGATTAGGTGACTTTGGACACTTACCTCAAGTTGGCGAGGGCGAAGAGTACACCTACGGCACAATCGGTGATGAGGGCGCTAGCGTTGCATTAGCGACTTACGGTCAATTATTTAGCATTACCCGTCAAGCAATCCTTAATGACGACATGCACCTGTTGACAAAAATCCCTGAAAAAATGGGACAAGCGGCACGTGCAACAATCGCTAAGTTAGTGTTTGCGTTATTAACTGGTAATGCTAAAGCACAAGACGGCAAAGCATTATTTGATGCATCTCACAAAAATACAATCACTAATGCGATGTTAGACCTTGCCAACATTGACAAAGGTATCCAGTTAATGAATGGTTTTGTTAATGCGCGCGGTGAGCCGTTAGCGATTGAGCCTGAATTTATGCTGTTACCTACATCAATGTACACTCGCGGTTTACAGTTAATCAAATCCGCAAGTGTTGAGGGTGCTGATGCTAACTCTGGTATCATCAATCCATTACGCGACATTGTGACTCCGGTTAAATCCGCTCGCTTACAGGCGGCAGATGAAAAATCTTGGTACTTAATCAACAAAGAGGCTATTGAGGTCTCCTATCTTGATGGCATCGACACTCCGTACATGGAGCAACAACAAGGCTTTACCGTTGACGGTGTATCTACCAAGGTGCGTATTGATGCAGGTGTTAACGTGATTGACTACCGAGGCATTGTAAAAGTTACCAATAAGTAACTTACCCCCCCTAAATAACGACCGCACTTTTGAATAAGGTGCGGTTTTTTATTAAATAAATCATAGGATTAATAAAATATGTCTAAAAATTACGTACAAGACGGAAGCACCGTGCGCTTTACCGCTGCCGCTAATGTAAAAAGTGGCGATGTGGTGATTTTGGAAAATCTTGCTGCAATCGCAGTATCTGATGTT